CGCCGTCACCACTCCAGGAACCGTCAAAGCCGCCTTGTTCATTGCCGCTTCAATTTGCGAAAAGCTGGGATTCTGTCCCAAAAACTGCTGCCAATACGGGACGCCTTGTGTGGTATCGTACCAAAGCTCTCCTAGGAAAAGCCGTATCGCGCTGGCAACATCCTGCGCCACCGCATAAGGAGGAGCCGCCATAGCGATGTTCCCGTTACTGTCCAGAACCAAGTCCCAGGCCGAGCCATCTAAAAGCAGCGTATTCATCGGTGAACTCATGGGACCGGCTCTCCTGTCTTCCCGCTAATCGTACCGCCCGTGTGGATGTGCTCAATGGCGCTGATCGAGTTCGGGCCAGCCAAAACGTCTGTCTGTGCCGTTATTGTACCGCTAGTTTGCACCACGTTGCCCTCCAAATTGATTGTCGGTGCCTGGAGAGTGATCGCATTTGGGGAGACAGCCGTGATCCCTGAGTCCCCGAATTGAATGTACTGCGTAGGAAGGCCATTCAGCACCCCGCCGAGGTACATCCCGTCAGCGAAGTCGTGCATCCTGAAACTGCCTGGATTGGCTTGCTTCTTGGTGCTCTTGACGTTTGTGATGTCTCGACTGGCGAAAACGGCGATCCCGATGTCACCCGGCTTCGGGTCAAGGATGATTGCGTTCGCTCCGCCTTGGATGCGTAGGTAGGGAAGGCCGTACATCGTCACATGCGGAGTAGCGACAGCCTGTCCCGTGATCTGATTCACGAGAATCTGCACATCTACGGTTCCGACTGGAGAAACGCCGCCCTCATTCGAGCAGGCAATGACCTTGACCAGGGAAGCAGTCTGCACTTTTGCAAGCGCCTGTTCGACAAGAAAACACAGGTTGTTGTGAACCCCCCACAATGTGAAGGGCTGCAACATGCCTGCCGGGTTGGTGGTGCTTCCCATCATTGCCCCACGTAAGCCGCGCCCGTAGTGGGCGATACGGCATTAACCGTCGTTTTCCACGGTCCCGCCGGCGTTTGACTGGAAAGCTGGTGTGACATCGATACCACGATCCACTCTCCATTCGCCTTCGGAATCGAAGACTGCATTTGAACCGTTCCGCCAAACACGATTGACGGATTGAACAGCGTCTCGAAGTTCACTCCTGTGCTATTGAACAATGGGTATCCCTCAAGGCCCGTCTGCGGAGAGATCAGCGGAACAGCAGTTGCGTTTCGCGCCTTTCCATAAGGAGCAATTGCAAGCGTGTTTGGGCTTGTGCTGTCGAGGTACATCCAGAATCTGTATGCCTGCATCAGCGACCGCGCCTGTTCCATCAGCGTGTTTCCGAGGTATGTTCCACGTGGAACAGTGGCGTTAACTCCGTTGTTTTCAAACTGATAGCCCATCGCAGAGGCAATCTGCTGCATCACCGTGGCCACATCGCTGTCAGCGGCAAGGCTCAGCGGCGCAACAGGTTGAACAAGAGCGGAGTATCCGATCTGCGCTTCGATATAAAGATAGGCGTTCGGCATCGAGGCGTAAACACCCCAGCAATTCAGCACGTCGCCATTATAGACAAGCGTTTCTTGCGTTCCGTCGATGGCAAAGACTTGAATCGAGTTAAACGTAAAGGAAGAGCCTGACTGACTGACGATGAGGTTGTCCCACAGCAAGCTAGTAAGCGTGTTCATGTCGTTTGCAGTAACGCCGAAGATTTGCGCTTTGAGCGTGCCCATCATCGCGCCACCTGCATTGTCGATGTAGACGGACGCCCTCAATCCTTGAAGCGTGATTGTGTTATAACTTTGGCCGCCGGAAGAAAAAGAGGAACTTGGGTTGCCCAGCGTGATAACGAAGCGCAGGTCTTTGATGTTTTGGAATGAACTAGGCGGCGACCCCATAAGCCTCCAAATCTGCAAGGTCGAGATAGAGCATGACCCAGCGCATTCCTAGACCTGTGTAAATCGGATCGTCTGTTCCCTGTGTGTCGAAGAACATCAGCCAGCCGGAGAATCCAAGGTAGGAAGTAGGAACAAGCGAAACAAGGTTCTTACACTGCACGGCATAAGCGATCTGTACTCCATTCACAGACAGATCGAGAAACATGCTTTGGTTCTTGACGTATACGGAGATAGCGCACGATTGCCCATCGAGCACGACTTGCGTCTGTTGCGAGGGAACGGATTGAAGCGTGATCTGCTGCATTAGTCGCTCCCTGGGATGATTCCCAATGTCCTTCTTATGGCCGTCCACATCTTTTGCATTGTGCTTGAAGAAGGGGTTGATGGTTGCGTGTTTCCATTGTTCACCGGAGCAGTTGCGCTTGGAGATTGAGGAGACTGCGCTTGCGGGCTTTCCGGGGGAGAGCTTTCGCTTTCACTTGATGCGTTTTCACTCGCCACAGAAACATTCGTCAGCGCCGCCGTGACCTGCAATACCTGCTTTAGCGACACTTCCACAATTAGCATCGTTGCACCGTGCGTCGCCGTGCGCTGGTAGCTGTACCGCTCAATCGTGCATGAGCCTTCTGCCCCGCTGTAGGAAGCATCCGGCGTGTAAACATTGAAAAGCTCGGTAGACTGACAGGCAGCATCTATCGCCGCGAGAAACGCTATTTTCTCGGCCTCTGTTCCGCTCATTGCTAGAGCGACAATGGGATTTGAGGGCTGAAACACTTTGTTGAAACTGGCAAAGGCTGCACCTTGATTTGTGTTGTTTGCCTCAACCGGGAAGTCGCTAACTTGCATCGAGCGTGCAAATCCAAACGACAAAACCGAAAGCGTTCCGCCGTCCGTTGGCGTATAGATAGGTTGATTCGCGGACGTATAAATCCCCCACGGCAATTCTCCTTGTGCCTGGTTAATCATCCAATCCTGAGGAGCAGCAATACTGATGTTGATGCTTGGTTCTCCGGGAGCAACGCGAGGGATTGGCGGCACTCCTGCGTAATCGGGAACGTCGGGATAGGGAATCAGAGGCATCAGATCAAACCTGCATTCTGCTGAGTCAAAAGCGTTGTCCAATCCATTCCACGCGCCATCGAAGGCGTCATGGCGGGACCACCTGCCGGGCTATGCAAGTTGATTGTTCCAATGTTAGTAACCCGGCTGTTGTCTGTGTTGGCTGTATTCATGCTTGACGAGGAGGAAACAGACGCTGGAATTCTGGAGGCATTCGCCACTCCATTCATCAGCGCCGTTGCTGATCCAGTCTGCCAACGAGAAATTGCCTCGTCTGGACTTAGGCCGGCATATTCCTTCGTTCCCAATAGAGCGCGAGCAGCCGCCTTTCCGGTATCGTCATCAGGGAAAGTGGCAACTTTCTTTCCGCCCTGGGCGAGGATGTATCCGGTCGCTCCGTGAGCAACGGCAAAGTCCCCATACAGAATGTCGCCTGGATTGTGCGCCTTCTGCGGTATATTCTGGTTACCGGAAGAAGATTTGTCGTAAAATCCCTCGCGCGTGAAAATTCTTTCAAGCAGGTCATCTTCCGACTCAGGCTTGCTGGGTTTGATCTTGATTCCCAGCAGCCCAGGCAGCGTGGTGTTGTTCCATCCCCATATCAACGCTTTCTTGACCGCATTCTCGGGAACTTTGATCCCATGCGCTCGAAGCCAGTTCTCAAAGCGATTTGTTGCTTCCTCGATTTGCCCGCCAAGCCACTTGAAAGCCTCGCCGGCCTTCCTCACGTTTCGTTCAAATTCGCTCCAGTCAAACCAACTATTACCTCCCTCAGCCCACTTCCTGTAATCATTCCAAAGAAGAAGAACTGCCGCTCCGAGCGCGGCCACGATGCCTAGCACAGCCAGAAAAGGCCCAGCAGCCTCCACAGCGCCCGCCAGGGCCGTCCATGCGAAAGAAACGGCACCAAGTGCGCTTGCAAGCGCAGCGACGGCAGCAAGGGCGGCTGCAACCCCGGCAATGATAGCTACAATCTTCTCGTGGCGTTGCGCCCATGCCCCAATCTTCTGGAGAAGGTCTAAGAACTTCTCCAGGTATGGCGTGATCTTGTACAACAGGTCATATCCGATTTTGACTAGCTGCAATTCCAAGTCTGTGAACCGGCGCTTCAATTCTGCCGCCGATGCCGCTTCCTTTTCCGTAGGCCCAAATCCCTTGGTTCTTACCATTGCCGCCTGAACCGCTCCTGGGCCTTGCAAAAGCAGATTCATCACATCTTCTGGAATTCCGCTGGCCATTCCGAAGCTGAACGCCATCTTGCGATCCATGCCAGCGAAACGCTTAGACAGGTCCACCATGATCTTGTCAAACGGTTCACGAAACGAAATGCCAAGTCGAGCAAAGAGTGGCAGGAGTTGCGGCATTTTTCCAGTCAGAAGTTCTCCCGGCATTCCCGCTATGGTCCGCATGAAGTTCTGAATCGCGCCCTTGTTGCCGCCGATCTCTTGAGCAGCGGCACCCCACGCAAAGAGCTTCTGTGTACTCATTTCCAGATTGCGGGAAAGGAAGTAAAGCTGCGTATTGGTTTCTATGGTGTCTTTTACGAACGCGCGCACAGCCACAGTTCCGCCGATGACAGCTAGAAACGATGCCAGTTTAGAGGAAAGAACTGTTAGCTCTCCGGCAGTATCCTTGGATGCTTTTCCGATTCCCTTAACGCCAGTTTCGGTTTTCGATGCGGTTTTTTCAAGATCGGAGAGCTTTCTATGAACACCAGGAGCTTTACCGTCTACGTCTTTAACGTCTAAGCCCAACTGCACGATGAGGGAATCGATGATGGTTGGCATGGTCTATTCCCTCTCGTTCGCTGAATCCACGGCAATTATTTCGAGCAGATTGTGCGCATCCTCCTCGCCGTAGATTGTCTGCAATTCGTGCAGTGTCGCTAAACGCCTTCCTACAATGACTCCGATGATCTTGGGGACGTTCGCATACTCGGCTTGTGCTTTGCCTCCTCCACCGCCTTGCCTAGCGATTCCGAGAGGCTGGCGGCGAGCGAAAAATCCAGGTGCAGTTTCAGTACCTCCCACTTGAGCAGCAACAGTGTTTTCACTTCCTCAACCTGGCTCTCAAAAACCGGATACTTGATCTTGACTTGCGGCTTCTGGGGATTGGGAACCAACTCAACGCACTCCATCAACTCAGCAAGTAATGGGCGCATCTGAGCGGCTTCGACAGCAAACAACTTCTTGATTCCGATCTCAGCGAGCGAAGCCATGCCTAATTGCAATGCGCCTTCGGGAATCTCCACGTTCGCCGCGCCCAGCGCGAACATTGCTCGGATTGCCCAGTCTTCTGCCTTCGTAGCCGGCATCTCCGTAAGCTGAAACTGCTTGCCCTTGTCTCGGCCCTCGGAGTCAACCGTGTACGTCGTTGTTTTCCTTGCCATAATCCTCTCCGCCTACAGGACTGAGGGCTGGATGCTGCCCCAGTTGATTGAGAACTCGCGGGCTGTGAGAACCTTGCCAGCCGAGGCGACCGAGTTGTAATCCTCCAGCGTTCCCTTGTTGCAGATGTAGGACTCTCCAGTTGCGGGCAGATCGATGGTAGCCGACAGATAATACACGTCGCGGGCAGCACGCTGAGCTGCAAAGATCGACTCGAAAATCTGCACACTCGGCGAGTCGGCCTGAAAGGAGAATGTCTGCTTGACGGGATT